GGGAGAGTTCCGTGTCACCGAGTATATTGATGCCGACCATGTTCGGGTTGTGCGGGTGCCTGGCTCAGGGAGCCCGGGGTTTCAGACCGAGGCGAACCTGACCTGGGTGCTCAAGGCGTTCACCGCAGACTTCGCCGTCGAGAACCATACTCCTGGGTCTACCTACGTTCCTTGGGCGACCCCTATCGCTGGGGACGCCCTCCTCGTCGGCCATACCCAATGCTTCCCGGGGCAGGTCGATGTGGATGTGACAGCAGGGTCGGTCGGGATCACGGGGTGCTGGGAATACTACGATGGAATCCTTTCCGCTCTGCCGCCGACCACTGTGACCGACAACCACGATGGGACTATGACCTTTGGCATCAACTCCTTGCTGGGGACGCCTGATAGGCGCGGCGCCGACGTGGTTGTGGAGTACATTCCGACGGGCCAGAAGGAGCGATTGGTCTCCACGTTCTCCACCGTCAACCGTGTCATAACGGTAGGGCTCCTCGGTCAGGTTACGCCGTCGGAGGACGTGGATGATTACGCGGTGCGGGCTGACTGGGTGCCGTTCGAGAACCAGGACGACGGCTCGATCAACTTCACGGTGGATGGGTCGGTCTCGTTCAATTTGCCCCAAGATCAACAGAGGAGTTGGAACGAATACGAAGCAAACACCTTCGTGGGATGGTGGACACGTTACCGTGTTGTTGCCGTCTCCACTCCCACCTCCCCTACCATCGAGGAGGTCTCCATCGACCAGGGCGACCAGTTCATCATGGTCACGGCAACCCAGGGCGAGACCATTGGACCCCAGGTTGTCGGGAGCAGTGTTGGTACCCCAAGTCAGTCCTTCGTCTTGCCCGAGACGCCGTTCCTGGATGATAGCGACGAGGTGGAAATAGACGAGGGCAGTGGGAACTGGGTGACGTGGGTCAGGGTCGAGAACTTCCTCAACAGCACCGAGACCAGCCGCCACTACATGATAGAGACGGACGCGAGTGACAAGGCGACCATCATGTTCGGGGATGGGATGACGGGGAAGATCCCACCGACTGGGACAAGCAACGTCCGGGTGGCTTACCGCGTAGGTGGGGACCTAGACGGGAACGTGGGGGCGGAGGAGATCACGACCAACGCCGACGGTGTCAATGGCATCTCGGAGGTGACGAATCCACGAGCGGCTTACGGCTGGAGGATGAAGGACGGCGGGTCGGAGCAGGACATTGAACGAGTGAAACGGGACGCTCCAGCTGGCCTCCGCACGAGGGACACGGCTGCCACTGGCCCGGACTGTGAGCGGCTGGCAGTCAAGAAGTTCGTGGATGCGGATGGCGTCAAGCCTGTGGCTAGGGCGAATGCGGTAGAGGAGGGGCTAGGACCAAAGACAGTCAAGCTCATGGTCGTTGGCAACGGGGGCATCACGCTAACCCAAGATCAGCGGGAGCAGCTGGAGGAATACTTCAACGGCAACCGCTACGCTTCCCCGCCGACCGCTGGGGTGTTGGTGGTCAACCATCGCGTCGGCGTCTTCAACTTCGAACCAAGGGTCATCACGATCCAAGCGACGGTGGCTTGGGCTGGAGGCAACGCGGAGGCTATCCGCAACGCCCTACTGGTCCTACTGACGCCTCTGGCGATAGAGGAGGACGACGGCGTGACTTGGGTCTGGGACTACGGCGGGTGGGTAAGCCAGTCGAGGATCCTATCCGAGATCCACGCTGTGGACCCTGGTGTCACGGACGTGTCATCATGGCTGATCAACGGGGTACACGCCAGCCTGAAGCTGGGGGCGCATGAGTTGCCGGTGTCCTCGGCGGCAAGCATCACGATCAACATCCAAGAGGCGTAGGCCATGACAGTCAAAGACTGGCACAGTCACTTCCCGACCGCGCAGGACTCCCTGCCCGCAGACCAACCAGACGTGGTCGACGGTCCAGACGATACCAGGGCGAGTCAGATCCACACGGTGAGGAACAAGGCGCAAGAACTGGCGGGGTTGGTTGGGTCCGACGTTGTGGAGCCCGGCTCCCTTCGGTACAGGGTGGGCACGCTGGAGACCAGCGGCGTGGGCTTCACAGGACCGTCAGGCCCCACGGGCCCAACGGGTCCAACTGGCGGGACAGGGGCGACCGGGGGGACGGGGATGCGAGGCCCAACCGGGTTGACTGGCCCCACAGGCATGACTGGTCCCACAGGCATGACCGGGATGACAGGCCCAACAGGCATGACAGGAATGACCGGCGGCACTGGCGGGACTGGCGCGTCTGGACCAACAGGAACAACCGGTGGCACGGGCGGGACAGGGACAACCGGAGCCTCTGGACCAACTGGGACAACTGGCGGGACGGGAGCTTCTGGCACAACAGGAGCGTCTGGCCCCACAGGAACGACAGGCGGGACCGGGGAGACAGGCGGGACAGGAGGAACGGGGAGCACTGGTGGTGAAGGTCCAACAGGCCCGACAGGTGGTCCAACAGGCCCAACGGGAATGACAGGCCCAACGGGAATGACAGGCGAGACAGGCCCTGCTGGTGGAACTGGCGCATCCGGCCCAACGGGTACAACCGGAGGGACAGGAGGAACGGGGAGCACTGGTGGTGAAGGCGCAACTGGTCCGACCGGTGGTCCAACAGGTCCAACAGGAGAGACGGGTCCAACTGGACCATCGGGTCCAACTGGACCATCAGGTCCAACAGGAGAGACCGGCCCTGACGGGGGAACAGGAGGGACCGGTGGCACTGGCGGGACTGGCGCGTCTGGACCGACAGGGAGCACTGGTGGTGAAGGTCCAACAGGCCCGACAGGTGGTCCAACAGGCCCAACAGGCGAGACTGGGCCCGCCGGTGGGACGGGAGGGACTGGTGGTGCTGGAGACGCGGGTGGGACGGGAGCGTCAGGGCCGTCTGGTGCTGCCGGAGGAACGGGTGGGACTGGCGCCTCTGGGCCAACGGGCACAACCGGGAGTACTGGAGGGACCGGCCCGAGTGGCGATTCCTCGGCGCTTAAATTGGGCGTCCAGGTTCTTCACGTTGACGGTGCCCGGGGTGACACCTACACGGCAGACGGTACACTGGCTCGCCCGTACAAGACCATCGGCGCAGCGATGGCCGCAGCATCAGGTACATCCTTAACCCACATCGAGGTGGCCAAGGGTGTGTATACCGAGAACGTGGTGTTCAAGGACTACACCCACGTGTCCGGCCCAGCCCACGGCCCGGTAGGTTACACAACTTGCAACATCCTAGGCACGGTGAGCTTCCCAGTAGGTGTTGCTAACTGGTCATCGCTCCACTGGATGTTTGTCTCTGGGTGGGGCGCGGCGCCTTCCATTTCGCTCGTTGGTTACGCTGGAATATACCACTGTAGCGTTGGTGGTTCGGATCATGGGGTTGTGGCTGACGCATGTGGGTACTTTGAGATTGGGGATACCTTCATTTCTGTCCCACTGCATGCCCTGCACCTAAAGAATACTTCCTACGGTGAACTGTATGGGGACGTTCACCTGGACGGCGGCACTGGCGCGAACAAGGATCTCCTCATCGAGACCGGCAGTGAGTTGTTCGGGGTTCTTTGCCATATCAACTTCGCCCACGGCAACGTCACATGCACCGGTCCTCTCACCCTTGATCACTCTCCTTCTGAGCGGGAGCAGGAGTTTACCGCTTCTGGCGGAGACCAGACGTTCACCCTAGCCAAGAACGTGGCGGCCAACCCAAACCTGCCTGCTGGATACGCGATCCTTGGCGTCTGGAGGAACGGAGGGAGGCTCCGGTACATGGCCACGCCAACCACAAATGCCCACTACGGGTTCACAACGCCGACCAGTGTTGTGTGCAAGGATTTGACGGCGAGTGACATCATCGCCGTTCAGTACGGCACGCGCTATTAGGTTTGTTGGTAACTGCAAATGGCTTACACCATCACCCAGCGGTCACGGATAACGGCAGCGGATGGCGCTGTTCTAGACCAATTTGGTTGTTCGATAGGATTAAACGCCAACACTCTTATCGTAGGCGCTCAAGGCGTTGACGGTGCGGGGCACCCATACTGTGGCGCAGCGTACATCTATACTAGGCCAGCCATAGCCGGTGTTTGGTCGCTACAGCAAAAGTTGCAGGAGACTTTCCCGGCATACTTCGAGGAGCCCCTCCCTGTCCCTGGCGGGTATTGGCCGTACAATCTTCCGTTCAGGAGAAGCTACAAGAACCCATACTATGGCTGTTTGGTCGGCCTGTGGCAGGCAAA